CACTTGCCAGAGCGTGCCTCCCATCGCGCGCACGCTGTTGGCTTCGTTCAAAAATCGAACATCGGTGATGGCAAAGCGCGAGAGGCCATTGCGGGACATGTCAACGATGCGTTGCGTCAGCAGGGACGTCCAGTAGTTGGGCTCCGATGCGCGGCGGTACTCGGTGCCCCACCACTGCATGATCTGGCGCGGCGAGCGTGGCCTGTCGAGCCATTCGGGCGTCGGCATGCCGTCGTCGTTGCGGGGCACACCGGGCACGGCCAGGGCGACGGCTGCGAGGAAGGCAATGGGCGCCTTGCGCATCGTCAGCGCGCTCGTGGCCAGGTTCTTGGCCACGGGGTGCGTCATGCTGTGCATGTCGATGCCGAAGCCTGCGGCGACTTCGGCGCGCAGTGCGCCGGCGAAAGCCACTACGCGGAAGCCGCAATGCTCGCCCAGCAGCTTGGCCACCGTGTCTTTGCCGGCGCTGGCGTAGCCTGTGAGGCCGATGATGTGAGTTTTGTAGTTCATGGCGTGGCGGCGGTGGTGATGGAGGCGACGTGGGGGAGGGTCATGTGCATGTCTTCGCCGTCGGTGTTGACGGTCACGCGGGTGCCCTTGGGCAGGGCTGCAGCGCGGGCTTCGGCAGCCTTGTAGTCGCCGATGGGGTAGACCTCTTCGGCGTGGATGCGGAAGTCGCCGAAGCCGAACTGGACGGGCTTGAGTTCCAGGCACAGCACGGGCGAGGCGGTGAGGCCATCGCGGGAAAGCCGTGTGCGCACGACGGGGCGGCTGGCGAGGATGCCGGTGATGGACAGGCGGGGTGCAGACGACGGTGCAACGCTGAGCGTGCAAAGTTGAATGGCCGGCAATGTCCGCGCATCGTCGAACATGTCGTTTTCTGCGTCGAGTGCAGACGTGTGCACTGTGATGGCGTTCATCGGATCGGCCTCGCGCTGGTTGCGACTTCATTGCGGGTGGGGTGCTCCGACTGGTCGAAGATGACGGGGGCAGCGGCTACCGCGACGCCAATGACGATGGCGATCAGCCAGGTTGTCGCGTCCAGCTGCGTTCGACTACCGGCGTGTTTCCGGCTTAGGTGCCCTGGACGGCTTGGGTCGGTCCTCATGCCACACCTCCGCGAGCCGACCGGAACATTGCGCGCAGCCTGTCGAGCCGCGATTGCCTGGGTGGGAAAATGATGAAGTTTTCACCAAAAAAATCAAAGGGAATGACATGGAAATCCGCTGCACTTTCGCCCCCGCCGTCTTTAATGCCCAAGCTGGCAAGAACGTTATCTCGACCGTGTTCGACGCCTTCGTTGGCGAAAAGCGTTTGGTAGTGGGTATCGCCGTCGGCAAGCCACGTGGGCAGAAGTTGATAGACGCCGAGTTGTCGCCCTTCGGCCAGATCATGGTTGCCCGTTTCGGCGAGTACCGTGACCTCTGTTATCCGGACAGTGCCGTGACGGTCTCGATGGTCGCAAGCGTGGGCAGCGCGGCGCAACATGTCCGCGACGTGTTGCAAGACGCGTTGGACGGGAGTGCCATCGTGTTTCTGTGTGCGGACAACAAGGTCTACGACCCGGCCTTCGACGCTCTTAATGTCGATCTGACGGCCTTGCCCGGTAACTCGCAGTAGGCAGGTCTGTCGTGTGGTGGCGAGGGCAGCGGTCATGCCAGCGCCCTCGCACTGATTCCGCATGCGTGCGACCCGATGCGCGTCTGCGCGTCGACCACGGCGGCGAAGGTCGAACAAAACAACCCGTCGTAGGTCTGCAGGCCAGATGCCGCCTTGACTGAGACGCGGCACTTGATGAGGGCGGGTGCCAGCGTTGCGCTGGCTGCGGTGGCGCCGATCACGCCTTTTCTCCCTGAACTTCGCGCGTTAACGCGAGGAAATTGATCGCTGGCCGGTATGTGTCTTCTTGCGTCGTCAGGAATTGCTTGATCTGCTGAATGTCGGATTTGGACAGTAACTTTAGATCGCGGTCGATGGCCGCCTTGGCTGATACATATGGCACGTCTGGCCATGTGGGGGCCAGCGTGGTGCTGCTGGCTGCGGGGGTTGTTGGCATTGCGGCCTCCATGTGTAGGAAGGCCGATTATGCAAATATGCCTAAATCTAGTCAAGGCACATTTGCATAATTCGGAATTATCTTTTAAATGTCAACTGCACAACGCACCAATCAGCACGACGACGTGCATAGATTTCGACGGTTTTCTATGCACGTCCGGTCCACATGCATAGAAAAACGGGTTTTTTGTACAGGCGCCCAAGCTCTGCATAATCCCCAGCACTAACAAAGGGAGAGTTCAATATGAACAGCAAAGACGTCAAGGACGCACTTGATGCGCACGAGCAAGGAAAACAGTCAACGAAGATAAAGAACGGCATAGGCTGCTTCAGTGTGGTTCTTGCCGCCATCGTTGGTGCAGGCGTAGGCGGGTGGGGCGGCTTCTTTGTTTTTTTGATCGTGGCTGGCGTGCTCGTCGCCATTGTCGAAAAACTGTCCCCGGCAGGTCATGCCGCAAAGCGAAGTCAACAGGTCACAGGCAAACCGGCGCCGTATAGCGCGCCGCCGCCGATCGTTTCAAGTCGTGCCGCCTATGAGGTTTTAGAACCCACGGCACCGCCTGACGTCCTTGGGCCGCCTGCATTGCTCGCCCCGCCGCAGCGGACTCAATGGATCAAGGGAATCCCGGTGTTCACGGCCGACATGATTACTCCACACGACAAGCTTCTGACGAGTGCCGAGGTGGCGCGGTTACTTAAGGCGTTTTTGGTGGACCACGCCAAACACAATGCTCAAGACGCGAAGGATTTGACAGATGAATTGATCGACAGCTTGCAAAGTAAAGCTGAAGAACTGAGAGATGACATATTGGAAGTGCGGGCGCGAATATCTGGGGCAGCAGAGAGCGTTGCCGCTTTAAAAGAAAAGGTCGCCTCAGCCCGAGCGGCTAACGATTTAGTTGCTTGGGAGGTTGGAACTGATGAGCTTGAGGACAAGCTGGACGACCTGTCAAGGGATCGGCAGGAACTCAAGGATTACCAGGCTGAATCAATGGCGCTCCGCCAAGACAAGCGCGCATTCTTGGTGGAGTTTGTGAACCTTCATCTCCATGGCAATAGCAGTCCCTAGTGCGGGGAAGCAGTGCCAGTCCTCATTTCGCCTGTGAATTTATAAATCGTGGCTGACCTTCTTTTTCCGGTGGGTGCAGAAGCAAAACGATTCTGTCGGCGGCAATTGACGCGTTTTCCGGCGACAGCGCCAAGTCTGCCAATAGCGACGAAACGGCCCGTCGGGCAGACTGGTCGTGTGGTTCTATTTCGCTAGCCAGTTTCAACAGCAGATCATGTAACCGATCTTTAGGCGACACACGCCGTGGCGTCGCAGAGAAGCCTATGTAGACGGGCCCGTCTTCTTTGACGCCGAGCACTTCGAGGAATCCCCGTTGCCGTGCGACTAGGTCAGCAGCTTCCGAGTCGAAAAAGGCTTCCACGCGAATTCCGAAGTAATCCGCCACTGGCTTCAGTGTTTCCCATCGTGGATTACGTGTGCTGCCATCTGTGAAGCGCGTGATCTGCGACTGCAACGAACGGTTCTTGAGGATGTCCGCAAGTGCGTTCGGGTTGAGTTTGGCCTCTTTCATGAGAGCCTTGAGAAGTGCCTTGCCGTCCATTTGGTAACTATGCATTAATGATTAATGCAAATATGCCCCGATGAGTTACGCAAAAGTGCATAATCATGGTCATGAGCAAGACTGTCGAAATCATCAAGGGCCTGCGTAGTGCTGGTCTCTCTCAAGCCGAGATAGCGCGCCGTACGGGCGTGGGTCAGTGGACCATCTCGCGTTGGGAGCGTGGCGCTGTCGCCAGCGCTGCAGAAGATGTCCTTAAATTGCAGGCGTTGGCGCAGGACGTTGCAGCCAAGGGCGATGGCGCTCCTGCTGTTGTGACTGGTACGCCCATTGGGCAGGTGGCTTGATATGAGTCTCATAGAGCACACAACGCCCGGCGTCGATGCGAGGTCTAGCAAGGCGCACGGCGCGGTCTTGCGGGCTTTGCAAGGCGACCTGAAGCAGGTTGCAATCGGTGTGGCAATGGGGATAAACGAGTCCGCTGTAAGCCGCTTGCAAACAAAGGAGCTTGGGCCGGTCATTCAGTTTCTGTATCACCTCGGATTCAAGGTGGTGCCCTCCGACTACCAGTGCGTTCCCGAGGTGCAGGCGCGTGCATGGTTCGACAGCCATGTGCGCGAGCTGGAGCACATGAAAGAAACGAAAAAACTGTGGGCCACTGAATGACCAAAAAACTCAGCATGCCCATGATGACCATCCGGGTCGCTCCCGATCTGTGCATCGGTCGTCCGCCTAGCGAGGTGCGCCAGGCGCTGCTCGATGCGGTGATCGATCTGTCCACGCCTGAGCGCTGCCCTACGCTGAATGAGCTGTGTCGCGCGTCGAAGGTCGGCGTGATCGCGGCCCGTCAGACAGTGAGCAACATGCTGCGCGCGAAGGTGCTGGTGATTGTGCGCAGGCGCCGTGTGTCGTATCGCAACCGACCGGTTGCAGAGTACGGCGTGCCGGTTGTCGAGCTGGTGCCGGCTGCGGCCGTGTGTCAGGTCCGTGGCGCTGTCGCCGCGTGGCTGACCCCGACCGCCTGACGCTGCACCAATGACTGATCACACGAACCCACCGGGCGCGGGTCGCGCACCGCTGCCGCCGATTAAGTTTGCTGCGCTGGCTGATGCGTTGCTGGCGATGGCTGACACGCTGGTTCCGGATTGGCTGCCAGGCGGTGTAAGGCGCGGGTCCGAATGGAAATGCGCGTCGCTGTCAGGTGGCGAGGGCAACAGTTGCTCGGTGAGTATCACGAAGGGCAAGTGGGGCGATTTCTCGGCGGGGGATGAGGGCAAAGACCTGATCAGCCTGTACTCGGCGATCCACGATTTGTCCAACGGCAAGGCCGCGCTGCAGCTGGCGCGTGAGTACGGGCTGGAGGATGTCGCAGGCGTGCAGCGGGAGCGCAGCGGGGTATTGACTGCCCCGCCTCCGCCACGACCCCCTCCGCCACCATCTGTGGCCACAAGCGAACCGGAAAAGTGGCTGGTGGTGTCGCCCGTCCCGGAGTATGCGACCAAGCCGACGTTCAATAACGAGTTTCGCAAGAACGATGCGATCGAGCACCGCGCGGAGTATCGCGTCGGTGATCTGCTGTATGGGTACGTTGTGCGTTTCCGCACCTCTGACGGTGGCAAGACCACGATCCCGTACACGTGGAATGTGCACGCGCAGGAGAACTATGGGGCGTGGAAGTGGCGTGGTTGGGATGACGTGAAGCCGTTGTACTTTCCCGGGCACACGTCGCCGTTGGCCTCTGGGCCTGACGCCGATGGTGTGTTGACGCCTGCGCGCACGGTCATCCTGGTGGAAGGCGAGCGCAAGGCGGACGTGCTTCAGGCCGCGCTCGATGCGGCGGCACGCGGGGTTTATGTCGTGGCGTCGTGGGTCGGCGGTTCCAACGGCTGGCCGAAGGCTGACTGGTCGTGGCTTGCCGGATGCACGGTGTTGGCCTGGCCTGATTGCGACGCACATCACGTCAAGCTGACACACGCAGAGCGCAAGGAAGCGATTGGCGACATCACCGACAAGGTCGAGGTGAAGGCTGCCGTCGATGCCGCGTTGCTTGCGAAGCCATTGATGGCTGAACACAAGCAGCCGGGTATGTCGGCAATGCTTGGCATCGGCGCGGTGCTGCGGGATGCACACGGTTGCACGTTCCAGTTGTTGCCGATCCCGGCGGTCGGCGCGGTCGCAAGCGGTTGGGATTGCGCGGATGCGATCGAGGCCGATGGATGGGACGGCGAGAGGTTGCTGGCTTTGTTTGGGCAGGCGCAGCCGGTGCCTGCTGCCGACATCGAGGCGGTCGCGGATGTGGGCGGCAAGGGCGATGGAAAAAAGCCACCGGGCGAAAAAAATCGCGAAGTCTCGGCTAAAGCCGGGGATGGGGATGACGCTGCCGAGGCGAAGGAAATGCCCTGGTGGCTGCGCCCTTACTGGGATGGCGATAAGTCGCGCTGGCTTACGTCGCGCAAGCTGGTGATCACGGCGCTGGAGCACGATCCATTGCTGGCCCCGGTGCTGGGTCACAACGAGTTGAGTGGTGATCTGTGCGCTCTTGTGGCTTGGCCATTTCGACCGGGCAAGGATGGAAAGCCTATCAAGGCTGCGAAGGCTGGGAAGCTGGTCAACGGTGTCGAGCTGTTGTTAGGGGCCTATCTGACTCGTACCTACGGCTTGCCAAGCATTGCGCAGACTGCGCTGCTGGAAGCCATTCAAACCGTTGCCTACGAGCGACCGTTTCACCCTTTCCGCGACTACCTGGAAGGGCTGCAGCACGATGGCGTTTCACGCATCGACAAATGGTTGATTTACGCGATTGGCGAAACACCTGAAAGCCTGCTTGCGCCAGTGCTGGAGTACCTCAAGCTGGTGGGCCGGTACTGGCTGCTGGGCATGGTGAACCGCGTCATGGAGCCCGGGTGCAAGTTCGATTACTGCCCTGTGCTTGAGGGGCCGGGCGGATTGCGTAAAAGTACTATGGTCGAGGTGTTGGCCGGGTCGGGGTATTACAGCGCGACGCAGTTCGACATGAGCCGTGGCAAGGAAGGCCAGGAGCAAGTGCAGGGCATGGTGTTGTACGAACTTGCTGAACTGGCTCACTTCGGGAAAGCTGCCATCGGATTGATCAAGGCGTTTATCACCGACAAGGTGGATCGCTATCGACCCAGCTATGGGCGCACCGTGGAGTCGTATCCGCGTCAGTGCGTGCTTGTCGGAACGACGAACGAACGCACCTACCTGCAAGACCGTACCGGCAATCGGCGATTTTGGCCGATACCTGTTCGCAATCGCATCAACACCGACTGGTTAATAGAGCGCCGCGATCAGCTGCTGGCTGAGGCGATGGCCTTGTATCGCGTGGGCACGCCGTTCACCCCTGACTACCGCGACGAAGAAAGGCTGTTCACACCGATGCAGGAGAGCCGGCTGGTCGAGACGGCCGTAATCAGCGAGATGACGAACATATTGACGCGGGCACCGATGCCTACCGGCATGGGCATGCTGATCAATGAGTTGACCCAATTCGTGACGATGGCGCAGTTGACGTTAGCTCTGGGTGTTGATGCAGCGAAGAGTACTTCGGTGCTTGAGAGTCAGATCCGCGGTTGGCTGAGCCACGAAGGGTGGGCGCGTGAAAAGAAGATGGTGAACCGCGTGCGGGCATGGGGTTACAGCCGGCCTGCCAACTGGCCGGCCTATGAGGCAGACGACGTTGATGGCGCAGCGGTGCCGTCGATAACCAAAACACAGGGCGAAGAAGATGAACCGTTTTGACCAATTGGTCACGGCTCAGCAACTGCACCGTGCAACAGACACCGTGGGAGGCGCGATTCGCGACGGTGGGCCCAAAGGGCAGGGTGGTGCTTTGCGCCCCCGCTGTGGCGCGGTAGCGGGGTTCTCTTCGCGTTCTCTTATGACGTAACTGTCCAAGTGTCCACGGTGGCCAGGGGTTCCTATGGAGTCCCTGGCAGTTGTATCAATCCGGTTTAAGGGGTTGAAGCTGCTGCATTGCCATTTAGGTTCAAAGCCATCGGATGCCTCTAAACATGGGGGTGCGCAGATGGGCAGGCAGGCAGGCACGCGCTCGCGCTCGTGAGCAGGTATCCCCCACATTATTTCTATATAGAAAAGGTTGGACAGTATGGACACTCCAGAACAGCAGCAATTGATCGAGGTAGGGATTGCGGCAATCAAGGCCCACATGCCTGAGGTGTATGCGTCGATTCGGGCGCAGTCTGATCTGATCGGGAAGGGCGCTTTTGCGCTGGTGCGTCGTGGCTTGAAGGGCGAGACGAATTGCTTCTACGCTTCGGAGCGTGGGCGTGTTGTCGGTACGCCGTTCACCGGGCCGCATCTGGGGTTGATGATCGATGTCAGCAATCTGATGGTCGAGTTCGGCGTCAAGCACGTGGCGATGTGGGGGTCGATCGATGGCGCGCATTGAGTGGGTGAAACAGCGGCTGGTGAATTGGTCGCTGTGGAAAGAAAGCGCTGGGTCGGGCGGGCTGGGGTTTGCTACCCAGTCATCGTTCCTGAATGTTGCGTCGAGCGGTGGCTTTCGTGAGGCGGTGGTGCCGGTCGATGAGGTCGATGCGTCGCTGACGAATGACGCGGTGAATTCGTTGAAGCCGACACGGCCGCATTTGTGGGAGACGTTGCAGTGCATCTACCCGCTGGGGTTGACTATCAAAGAGACGGCGCGGCGCTGCGAGTTGGCGGAGTCGACGATCAAGGCGCACCTGGATTCAGCGGATGCAGCGCTGGCGCAGTGGTTTCGAGATCGCAATGAGGCGATGGAAAATAAAAAAAAGACTTTTACGACATAGACCTTTTCCGTACATTTCAGTCAGTTCTTAGAAATCGGTTCATCAAATGCAAGCACAAGGCTTCCCGGCACATTTAGAGCTTGCGAAGTTGTTCGCAAAGGCGAAGGCATCGACCGATGTCCCGCTGAGTCAGGTCGAAAAGGATCGACGAAAGCAATTAAATCGGGTGCGGCTTGATCAACGTCTGGCTGAGAACCTTGCGCAACGTGCGCTTGTGCAGAGCAAACGAACCTAACCTGAATCGATTTTGAAATTGAGCCCGCTACGAGCAATCGCAGCGGGTTTTTTATTGCGAGAAAAAACATCTGATCAACAGGAGGGCCGGCGTGCATGGTGTTGCCATTGCACCTCGCTAAGTGGGCAGTGCCCAGCCTGCCTGTTGTTCATTGCCTCCGGCTATTCAACCCTTGCACCTACTGCAACATGGCTTTAATTAATTGCACGATCGACTCGGAGCAGATAAAGAAGTTGCAAGGCCAGCTCGAAGGCTTCAGCAAAGCCAAGCGGGCTGTAGCCACGACGCGCGGGCTGGTGAAGGTTGCCAAGCAAGGCGCGGTGCAGGCCAAACGCCAGATCGCGGATGAGTACAACGTGAAGAAGGGCGTGATTGGCAAGCGGCTCAAAGGCAAGTCGATCAAGTCCATGGAGGCCATCATTCAAGTCGAGCAGCGGCCGAAAGGAACTCGCATGCCTGTGATCAGCTTCATGACGTCGGCGAACAAAGCCAAGAAGCTGGTCGAGTTCAAGGTCAAGCGCACGGGTAGCGCGACGACGTTGCGGCATGCGTTCGTTGCGACCATGTCGAGCGGACACACCGGCGTGTTCCAGCGCACTGACAAGAAGCTGCATGAGGTCTACACGATCGATGTGACCCAGATGTTCACGAGTAAGAACGTTCGGCCTGCTGTGCTGCGCAAGATCAACGACAGTGCAGCACGGGTGCTTGAGCACGAACTGCAATACGAGCTTGACAAGCTCATGCGCGGTTAATCCGCGAGGGAAAAATAAAAGGTACTTTCTCGATTTCGAGCGAGCGACGCGGGTGCGAAACGACTCGCGAAATTAAAGAAATTATGTGTTTTTCCGAAAGCGGGTTTCGCTTCGGGGGCACCACCGGCCCGGCTGCAGTTAACTGCGCAACGGCGGCAATGGCCGCTGGCCGAAGGCTTCTATGCAAGAACTCGCAGGCGCTGCGGACTGGCCCGTGTCTGCGGCCCAGCTCGGGCTGTATCTAGACATCACCGCGCGCCGCGTCCAGCAGCTGGCGGCTGATAACGTCATTGCATCAGGCGATGGTGGCCAGTACATGTTCCTCGCGAGCCTGCGCGGCTATGTGCTGTTCCTCCAAGGCATCGCAGCTGGCAAAGCGATGGGCGATGAGTCAAAGCAAAAGCAGCGCGTGCAGATCGAGGTGCTCGAAGGCACGCGCGACAAAGCGCAAATGGCGATGGACGTCGAGCGCGGAAAACTTGTGACCATCGACGCCGTGCGCGACGCAACCGTGCGCCTGGTCAAAGTATTGACCGAAGGTGCCGACAGCTTGCCCGACCTGCTCGAACGCAAAACGGGCATCCCCAGCTCCGTCGTGACTGCGGTCGGTGAAGTCTGCGATCAGTGGCGCACACGCCTCTACGAGCGCGCAATGGAAACCCTTGGCGGCGCTGAATTGCTTGCACCACCGGCTGTCGTGCACACGTCTGCACGCGCCCCAGAACCTGAAGCCGACCCTACCCCCCGCCGTCCACTCGGACGCCCCCGCAAGGTCCGCACCGATGCCTTCACGCCCAATTTGATTTAACGGATTCACTATGTACGCAGACCCGCGCCATCTGATGCGCGAGGTCTGTGCACTCTTGCGTCCACCGCGTCGTATCCGCGTCAGCGAGTCGGCCGCAAAGCACATGTACGTAGGCGGTGCCGGTGGCTACGAAGGCCCGTGGGACATGTCGATGACGCCGTACATGACGGCGCCGATGGACCGCCTGGCTGACTCCAGCGTCGAGGCCGTCATATTCTGTGGCCCCGCCCAGTCCGGCAAGACCGAAGCGCTCATCGTCGGCTGGATGACCCATTGCGTCGTCTCCGACCCCAGCGACATGATGATCGTCCAGTCCACGCAAGGCGAGGCGCGCGACTTCAGCAAGCGCCGCATCGACCGCACCATCCGCCTGTCGCCAACGTTGCGCGGAATGATCGGCAGCGGCCAGCAGGACAACGTCTTCGACAAGCAGTTTCGCAACGGCGCGCTGCTCAGCCTGGGTTGGCCCACGATCAGCAAGCTCAGCGGCAAGCCGGTACGCAATATGGCGGCGACCGATTACGACCGCATGCCGTTGAACATCGACGGCGAAGGCGATGCCTTCTCCTTGATGAAGGTCCGTACCAAATCGTTTATGTCGCGCGGCCGCACGCTGGTCGAAAGCTCACCAGGCTACGAGGTGCTCGATCCCGAGTGGACCCCACGCGGTCACGGCGCACCACCGACGCACGGCGTGCTCGGTCTCTTCAACCTGGGCGACCGGCACCGCTGGTATTGGTCATGCCCTGACTGCAACGGACTGTTCCGCGCCGACTGGGACAACCTGTCCTGGGACAAGACAATCGACGACGACGTCAACGCCGCAGAAACGGCGCACATGATCTGTTCTGAATGTGGTGTGGTCATCGGCCCGGAGCACAAGTCTGCGATGAACGCCACTGGCCAATGGCGCAGCGATGCTGACGTGAATGGCGACAGCTACAAAAGCAAAATCGCCAGCTACTGGTTGCAAGGCCCCGCAGCTGCCTTCCAGTCGTGGTCCGGCCTGGTCTCCAACTACCTCACCGCCCTGAAAGATTTCGAACTCACAGGCAACCAGGAGAAGCTAAAAACCACCGTCAACACTGACCAGGGCCGCCCCTATACGGTGATGGCCGGCAAGGGCGATGGCCTCGATGCCGTCCTGCTCAGACAGCGCTCCGCCTCTTATGCCCCCCAGCGCGGCGTTCCCGGCACCGCGCGCTTCCTGACCACTGCCGTCGACGTGCAAAAGAACCGATTCGTCGTGCAGGTCACGGGCTGGGGCGTTGATGGCGAGTCCTGGATCGTCGATCGCTTCAACCTGCTGCACAGCGATCGAATCGGCGACGACGGCGTGCGCTGCAAAGTCAGCCCGTTCACCCATGCCGAAGACTGGTATGTGCTCGACAAACTGCTCGACGACGTCTACCCGGTCGTCGACAGCGACGTGACTGCGCAATCGCGCCTCATCGTGTGCGACTCCGGTGGCCAGGGCGATGCCACTGCCAACGCCTACGCCTACGCGACCCGACTCAAGCGCCTGAACCGCGCTGACCGGTTCGCGCTGCTGAAGGGTGCCAGCTCACGCACTGCACCGCGCATCGCCAAAGGCAAGCCCGGCGACGACCGAATCAAGGTGCCCCTGTTCATGGTCAACGTGAACCAGATCAAAGACGAGACGGCCGCCAACCTAGCGCGCGATGAGCCAGGCCCCAACTACATTCACCTCCCGGACTGGGCCGGGGAATGGTTCTTCCGAGAACTCAGCGCAGAGACACGCACGGCAAAAGGCTGGGTCAAGAAACGCAAGGGCGACAACAACGAAGCCTTCGACTTATGCGGCTACAACCGCGTCGCCTACGCGCTCGTGAGTGGCGAGCGAATTGATTGGGCCAAGCCGCCCAGCTGGGCCGCCAAAGACCTCGGCCAGCAATTAGCCGAAGTCAACACGGTGCAGAAAACCGGCAACGAGAGCTACCTCGAATTTCTCCGCAAAAGCGGCCAGTACAACAACCAGGATTGACGATGACAGCATGCACCGATGCCGCGAATGGATCAGCGGCAGGCGGGGCCGCGCCCGTTGAACTGACCTGCGCCATGCGCCTGAGCCGTCTTGTGGCCGGTTACGACGCCATCGTCGGCGCAATGATGGCCGGTCAGGTCACGACGCTCGTCCAGTTCGGCGAGCAAAAGATCATGTACGAGGCCTCGACCACGACCATGAACCTCGTGCTGTCGCAGATCGCGCAGATGAACAAAGCCTGCCCCAGCCCGGCCGCATCCGCCATCCTCGGCCTCGGCGGAAATCAAGGCCCACTGCGACCCCACTACAACCCGCCGACGCAAGGAATGCACGGCCGGCGAGGGCGATTCTCATGAAGATCCTCGATTCATCCGGCCGGCCCATGCCGTCCGCTGCCAGCTACAAAGCCGCCGACTCGATGGGCCAGGAGCTGGCCCGCTGGAACCCGCGCTTGTCCAGCGCCGACAAGGCCATGATTCCGGAAAAGGCGAGGGCAGAAGGCCGCGCCTGGGATCTCGTGCGGAACAACGGCTACGCACGCGGTGCCGTACAAAGTCAAAAAGACCGCGTCGTCGGCGCGCAGTACAAGCTGCAGCTCACGCCGATTTACAAAATACTCGGCATCGATGCCGTGGCCGCAGCGACATGGGCCAGCCTGATCGAGGTCAAGTTTCACGCATGGGCCGACGATCCGGACTGCTGGATCGACGCGCAACGTAAACGCAACTTCACCCAATTCATTCGCGAGTCCACCGCCACGGACATGGTGCAAGGCGAATGCGTTGTCGTGCGGCGCTGGCGGCCATCGCCCGTCGGAATTTCGACGTGTTTCACAACAGTCGAGCCCGAACGTCTCAGCAACCCGCTCGACACCGGCCTAGGCGTCGTCCAGTACGAGGTCACGCTGCCCAACGGCAACCGCCTGCGCAACGGCGTCGAGCTGGATACCTTTGGTGCCGCCGTCGCGTACCACGTCCGTACGCGCCACCCCAACGACTTCGGCTACAACTATATGAGCGTGGCTGGCGTGTGGGAGCGCATCGAAAAATTCAACGAGTACGGCTGGCTGCAAGTCATCCACCTGTTCGAGCCCGAGAAAGCTGACCAGGCCCGCGGCTTCAGCTCCATGGCCAGCACGTTGCAGAAGCTGAAGATGATGGACATGCAGGAAGACCTCGAGCTGCAATCGTCGCAGCTCCTGACCGCCTACGCCATGTACATCAAGACCGCGCTCGGCCGGCAACGGGCAGAGGAAATCATGGGCGTCGGCAGTGGCGACTCCACTGCCGAATACGAAAAGTTTGCACGCATTGCAACCGAAGCGCAAGGTGCCTATTACGGCAGTTCAGGCATGAACATCAACGGCACGCGGATTCCCATCCTGCGCCCCGACGATGAAATCGGTGTCGTGCAGCCGCACAACCAGCCGATGAACCACGAGCAATTCAAGCAAGGCCTGAACCGGCAGACTGCGCGCAGCTACGGCATGAGCTATGAGGAATTCAGCGGCGACTTCAGCCAGACCAGCTACTCCAGCGCACGCGCATCGATGCAAATGGCCTGGCAATACATCCTGTCAAAACGCGCCAGTGTGGCCGACAAACTGGCGTCCCACATCTTCCGCCTCTGGTTCGACGAGGCGCTGGTCAAAGGCACCATCGACATGCCGCCCGGCGTCACATATTGGCCCGATCAGACGGCAGAGATGGCGCAGAAGTTCAGTGCACTCACACGATGCCAGTGGGTCGGTGCCGGCAAAGTCGTCATCGACGACTTCAAGCAAGCAAAGGCGAACGAAGTCGGTGTCAACAGCTACCAGTTCACCCTGCCCGACGTGCATGCTGAAAACGGCACCGACCTCGAGCGCGTGCTCGACGACAACGTGCGAACCCGCCAGATGTTCCAGGAACGCGGCCTGCCGCTCCCAGAGTACCTCGGTGGCATCCCGATGGGCGTCTTAGACCCCGCGACCGTCGCGGAAAACACCGCCCTCGTCAACGACAGCAACGCCAATTGAAAGGCAAAGAGACATGCGACATATAGCAGCGCGGGCGTTGAACAGCCCGCTACTTCTGGAACCCGGGTATGCGCGCTTCATGTTCGCCGCGCTCGGCCCGCGCCTCAACATTGGCGCACTGGTCGACGTCGACGGCGTGCAAATGCCAAGTTCCCAATTCAAGGCCATGGCCGACTCGTTCGGTGGGCGAGACGACTCGACGCCGTACCAGGTCATTGACGATGTGGCCATCATCAACCTCTCGGGCACGCTGGTGCACAAGTCGAGCGGCATCGACGCGCTGTCCGGCATGGCCGGCTACAACGCGCTGGCGAATCAACTGGCGCTGGCCATCGACGACCCAAAGGTACGCGGCATCATGCTGGACTGCGACTCCCCCGGTGGCGAAGTCTCCGGCTGCCAGGCGCTGGCCGACAAGATCAGCAACAGCACGAAGCCGGTGATTGCGCATGCCAACGAGATGGCCGCGTCCGCTTGCTACTGGCTTGCCAGTGCCGCTGACGAACTCTATTTGAGCGAAACCGCCACCGTCGGCAGCATCGGCGTGCTGATGGCCCATGCCGACAAAAGCAAGGCCATGACCGATCAGGGCGTCACCGTCACGCTCATCTACAGCGGCGCGCACAAGGTCGATGGCAACCCCTACGAGGCATTGTCAGATGACGTCAAAGCCAAGTTTCAAGCCGACATTGACAGCATTCGAATGCTGTTCGCGTCGACCGTAGCAACCAATCGCGGCATGACGACGGACGCCGTGCTGGCAACGGAAGCGCAGGTCTATCGAGGCCAGGACGCGGTCAATGTGGGGTTGGCGGACGCAGTGATGAGCTTCGACGACGCCCTGCAAATGTTTTCAAGTTCCCTTGCGTCGAAAGGCGCAACCACGCAATTCAAAGGAGTCAACAGCATGAGCAAAACAGCAACAGGCGACGTCATCACGCCCGAGATGATGAGCGACGCCGTCAAGGTCGGTGCCGATGCCGCGCATGCCGAAGGCATGGCAGCCGGTGCCGCAGCCGAACGCACCCGCATCAGCGCAGTGATGTCCAGTCCCGAGGCCAAAGGCCGCGAGACCACCGCACTCAAATTCGCCACGGGAAGCAACATGACGTCGGCTGAATGCATCGACATGCTCGCCTCCGTTCCTGTCGCCACAGGGCAAGAAACTCGCCAGCGCACCACGCTCGCAGGCATGGCACAGCAAACCCCGCTCGGCATCGATGCCAGCGCTGGCGACGTCGTCGCCACCACGCTGGCGCAACGTGTCGCCGCTTCCCTCGCAAAAACCACAAAGGTGTAAACCATGCCATTCCCGAATCGTGAAGACCAACTCGCCGGCAACTCCGGCCATTCTTTCAACTACGACGGTCTGCTATTTGGCGACGTGCAAACCGGAGAGGCTTACCTCACGCCCGGCGTCGCCTACTCGCGCGGCGACCTGCTCAGCCTCGACAAGACCACGAACACGGTATCGCTGGCCACGTCGAACTCGCTCGACACCACGCACTACGTGATGCCCTTCACGCTGACCGCTGCCCAGGCCAGCGCCCATGCCGCCAGTGGTCTGTACCTGTCCCTCTACAACCAGGGCGAGTTCAATGATGCGCTGGTCACCTATGCCGGCGTTGCCCTCACGCACACTGAAATCGACCAGGCCAAGGCCTCCCTGGTTGGTACCGGCATCCGCCTGCGTCGCGTCAACTGACTCGGCCTCACTCCTTTTAAGGCGTCCTGACAGGCGCCTTTTTTTCGACTTCGTTTCAGGAATTCATCATGGCATTCGACATCTACGAAACCGCTGAACTGGCCGGTCTGATTGACCTCACCCTCAGGCCCACATCGTTCATCACCAACTACTTTTTCCCGCGTGTCCAGCTGTCGGAAAAACGCGAAGTGGCATTCGACAAGATCATCTCGCCGCGCCGTCTCGCGCCTTTCGTGTCGCCGCTGGTTGAAGGTCGCGCCGTTCACACGCGTGGTTTTCAAACCAACAGCTTCACCCCGGCTTACGTCAAGCCGAAGCGCGCACTGGTTCCATCGGACACCATCAGCCGCATGCCCGGCGAGGCCCTCATGGGCTCCATGTCACCGGCAGAACGCCGCGATCTACGCATCGCGACCGACCTCGCCCTGAGCATCCAGGAAATCGACAACCGCATCGAATGGATGTGCGCTCAAGCCCTCATCTACGGCACCGTCACTATCGTCGGTCAAGACTACCCCTCGCAAGTCGTGGA